CCTCAAGGCGAAACCGCCGTACCGAGTGTTGAGGTCCTGCGGATAGACTCCGCCACTGCTGAAGTACAGGCTCCGCGCGTTGCGGGCTGAGTTCCAAGTGGAAGACCAGTAGTAGCCGCGCGACCCTCTGCTGTTCCACGAGCGGCCACTGCCGTAGCCCGAGCAGGAGAAGAACAGACGTGCGCCATTGATTTTGCTCTCCAGATATAATCCGAGTACGCCATTTACCGTCACGCGCTTGTCGGCCTTGGTGGTGTCCACCTCGTCGCCGTTGGCATCGATGTAGATGATATTGGCGAATAGCTCTGCGAACTCGGCACTTGTTGGCATACGCCAAGGCTCGCCAAGGTTTGCACGTGCAGCGTCGAAGTCCTCACCAACTGCGATATTTCCTGTCAGCGTGTTACCTGGTGTACTGCCATAAGGCTGACCGTCGTACCAAGGTTCCTGTGCGTTTACGCCGCCCCAGTTGTAGTCGAAGGCCGACACGCTGCTGGGGTTATGGCCGTCGATGTTGCCCCAACTGAAGAAGCTCTTCTCATAGATGAAAGGCGTCTCGCAGAAGCCGCCAGGCTTGGTCAGGTCGATGTCACGGCTTGCCCACTTAACACCGCTGGGCAGACCCATATCAACCAAGAGTGCAGCGGGGTCAAACGATGCGTCAGGACAGAACAGATTGACGATGTTCCATGCCGTGCCGTCGTAGACGAGTGTGGCGTATGTCTGTGCCTTCACCACTCCAGCGGGCAGGTTCTGTCCGAGGATGTGGATGGGCTTGGCACCCGTCGTTGAAACGTTGAGCGTTGCATCTGCTGCGTTGATAGGAGTGGTGAACAATATATCTACCTTTGCATTAGTCAACAGGATAAAGTTGGCAATCGTTGCTGTGCGAATGTTGGAATATGTGTCATCGTGACTAACACCGCTTCCCATAGCTATAGTGGCAAGATTGGCGATGACGTCCTGCTTACTGGTGCCCAACCCCGCTATCTGCTGGGTATGCTCTGCCACGGTAGGAGCCAGCGTCTCATGGTCTTGAACGGCCTGATTGTGGTCTGATACCGCCTGCGTATGGTCGGCGGCAGCCGTTGTGTGGTCGCTCTCCGCACGGGTATGGTCACTACCTGCCTGAGTGTGGTCAGTCCCTGCCTGTGTGTGGTCGGCAGCGGCTGTGCTGTGGTCACTCTCGGCACGGGTGTGGTCATTGCCAGCCTGGGTATGGTCGGCAACAGCCGTATTGTGGTCTTGACCTGCCTGCACGTGGTCAGCATCGGCACGCTCCACAAGCCCGGTCAACTGCGCATTGTCTATTACATACTGGTCATGGTCGGCAACCGCCTGCTGATGGTCAGCGGCATACTGCGCCACGCGCTCTGCTTCAGCGGCTACGCGGTTGGTCTCATTGATGACACGCTGCGCCTCGTTGTTCTCCCGAAGCTGTTCCTTCTGTACGCGCTGTGCTTCTGCGGCAGCACGTCCCTGTTCGGCGGCCACACGGCTCTGCTCCTGACTGATGCGGGTCTGCTCCTGACTGGCTCGCTGTTGTTCATCCGATACGCGCTGCTGCTCTGCGGTCACACGTCCCTGCTCGGCTGTCACACGTCCGGCCTCTGCATCCACGCGGGCCTGTTCGGCCTGCACTCTCGACTGCTCTGCTGCCACGCGCAACTGCTCATCCTGAGCGATGGCGGTATTCAGAGCGGCTATGCGGTCGCTCTCGGCCTTGATGCTCGACAGGTCGATGATACAGAACCACCAAGCCGTGTCGGTCAACGGATGGCCTACGTTGCCCGGCTTCAGCGAGCGATACACACTCAGCCCCGTGGGGTCTTGCACAACATTGGCATTGCCATAAGGGGTGGTAGGGCTATATGTGCCCTTCCACGCTTCGCCAACCAAATAGCGAATCTCTTGAATTTCGTCGTTCATATCTTTTTCGTTTTAATTGTTATACATCGGGAAACTGATAATCAATTCTGCGGTTGCGTAGTCGTAGCGGATGCGGTCAACCTCCTGCTGCAATCCACGTATGGTTAATATGCCTGTCTCTGGGTCGAAGTTCATCACAGGGAACAGCATGCCGCCTGATACGCCCTTGGTATAGACCGTCTTCTGCACCCCCTGGCGGTTGGTGATGGTCAGGTCGTAGCCATCCAGTTCGGCATCCACATTCTCGGCACCTTCAATGGCTGTCTCCGCTTCCTGCTTTATCTGGTTGAACTCGCTCACGCGCTCTGCCTCCTGCTCAATGCGCTGAGCCTCGTTCTGCTGACGGGTCTGCTCATTGCTGATGCGCGTCTGCTCATCGGCAATCCTTTGCTCTTCGTTAGCGATACGCTGCTGTTCGTTGGCTATGCGCTGGGCTTCGTTGGCGTAGGCAGGCAACGAGAACTGAATCTCAGGAGCCGTCTCGCCCGTGAAGTCGAGCATCACCTGGTACGTCTGACCGTCAATCTCGGTGGTGATGTTGGCCTGATTCAGCACCTCATCCTCGGTATCGTCGGGGAAGTCTGCCACGGTGAAGTGGTAAGCCACTTGGTACTTCAACTCACCGATGGGCAAATGGTGATCATCAAACTGCACCAACAGCTTTGTCGGTTCACTTGGATCGTATGCACAATGTGTATAGGTCTCACCGTCCCACTGCGCATAGAATGCCTGACTCGGCGCTCCCGTCCAGAACTTGATGCAGAACGGAGTCATCCATCCGGCATCGCTATTGAGCGTCAATATGAAGTCACTCTTGTAATTGATTCTAAAGATTTTTGCAGCCATATTGTGTATTGTTTATGTTATTACTACTCAGCCGCATATACGGCTTAATCAGCAAGTCGAACGTATAAGGCACGAGGCTCATGCTCTGCGCACTCACGGGACTGCGATACTGATAACTCGTATCTACCAGCATGAGTGAAGCGTGGCGCAGTGGAGCAGGCACATACCCGTACACCTCAATCACGTCCTCATACGAGCGGTTGAGGTAGTTCAACAATACCTCCTCCGCGCTCTCGCCATATTCCTCAAGCAGGTCGTCCTCGTCGTGAAAATCCGGCTCAATCCTGAGCTGCTGCTTGATGCGATCTAATGTTAACCATTTCATATCTTTCCTTTACGTTTGTCTTTATATGTCGGAGATATTGCGGTTTTTGGTTTACCGATAGGCACAAAAAAAAAAGAGGGAGCCGCTGCTCCCCCCTAATAACAAAAACTTAATTCTTAAATTAACCTTGAAAAAAAATAAACTTACAAACTACTACTAATTACTAACATTTAAACAACTTGTGTCACGACATCGCGTCGGTCAGAGTATTAACTTAAACCTTTTAATTATGAAAAAAATCTTCGTCGTATGATTATTATGCCTATGGTAATGGCAATGGCGATGAGTGCCATCCTGCCCGTCCATATCTGGAAGCTCTGCCATGAGCTCAGGGGCTCGGCGACCTCGCGGGTGGTGGTAATCTTGATGGTGTCACGCACGGCCACATAGCTTGTGTCGCGGATGACACGCTCACGCCAGCGGTCACGCCATCGCAGCGTCTCAATCCGCACGGTGTCGCCTTGGATCCACTCCTTGACATATACTGAGTCTTTCAGATATATCGAGTCGCGTCGCTCCTTCTGAATATAACATGTGTCGGTCTTCACCACTTCGCGCTCGATGATCTTCGGGCTGCAACCAGTAAAGATGGCGATGATAGCGAATGCGATAAACATCACTACCAGCATGACCATCCCACCCAGGCATCCTGCCGATGTCATGGCTTCAAAGTCGTCAGGGTTCTGCGGCCTCGGTCGCCATGCGTCGTTGGGGTTGTGAAAAATGCCATTCATATAGATATCTCCTTCCTTCATTCATTAAATCTGTTTGCCTCCCAGATGCGACGGGTGACGAGACCGCCGAGTTTCTTACCACCTGAGTTAACCCAGCGCAAGAACTGCTCCTGGATCTCCCACGTCTTGCGACCGCCCTCGATGTATTTCCTCAGCGTAGAGTCGTTGAAGTTCGTAGGGCCGCAGTTATATATAAAGTCGAGCACGGCGTCATACTTGCCTTGTGTCGAGAGGCATTTCACTCGGTTGGCGATAGCCTCGAACTTAGCGAGGTCTTCTTTCAGGTATTGCTCAGCCTGGTATAGTGTACAACGGTCACCACGCTTAACGCCTGCCGTATGTCCGTAGCCGATGGTCCACACGCCTTTAGCGTCCTGGTAAGCTGTAAGTGCACAACTCTCGAACTTCTTTATCTGATTGATAAGTGTCTGGGATGCTTTCATATTTTCTTAATTCTTAATTCTTTATTCCCTCAGTCCTCATTATACGGGTCGATGTCTTTCTGCTCGTTGATATGGATTGTGCGCTCAAGAGCCTCTGCATCCAATGTGGTTACGCGCTGGCGGTTGGGACATTTGAGGTCGCCACACATAAAAGGGCGCATTGCCTCGATCATACGGCCCTGGCGGGCTTGCGTCCGCTTCAGGGCATCCATATCATCTTCACTCTTACGTCGGAAGTCGCGGAACTCATCGGTGAGTTTCGACAGCTGCTCGCGGTATTCGTTGCGTTCGTTCTTGTAGTGGTCGCGCTCCTGACGTAGCTCGTCGTTCTGCCGTTTGCGGTCTTCGCGGTCTTCAGCCAGGTCTTTCGCCAACTGCTGATAGTAGTCCTGCCGTTCCTTGGCGGCCTCAATCTTGGCTTTCTCCACCTCGGCCTCCTTCAGCTTGGCTTCGGCTTCGGCCAGCTT